CTCCAATAGATTGGAGTCGATTCCAATTGCTTGACGAGCGCCGCCGAGTCTGCTTCCCTGTATCGCGTCAGTAGTCCGGCGGCCCGTCCCCCACGACGCGCCCGTCTGAACCCGTGGGTCTCAGACGGAGCAGTTGGTGGCTGAAGCGACGGAGCAGGCTCAGGGCAAGAAGGGTGGGATGCGGCGTGAGGATCCTCCACCGCGCCCGGTGGAGCAGGTCGCCAACCGCGGCTTCCTCGCCGAGGCCGATCCGGGCAAGCACTACGTCTGGGTGAGCGAGGTCAACGACCCGACGCTCAACGTCGGCTCCTACAAGGCCCAGGGCTACACCGTCTCGCAGTACGACGAGGGCGAGGTGAAGCCGACCATCGGCTACCAGGAGTACAAGCAGGGGGACCCCATCAAGTCGATGGGCATGGTGCTCATGGAGATCTCCGTCGAGCGCAAACGCGCACTCGACGAAGTCGGCTGGAAGAAGGCCGACCAGATCCAAGAGACCATCCGGCAGCGCGACATCGATCCGCTGTCGCCCGAGGAGCGTGCCTCCTTCAAGGGCATCAAGAGCGTACGGGCGGACAACGACGACCGCCGCAAGTGGCAGTTCTGACTGCGAGTCAGTGACCTTCTCATAAGGATCGAGACAGCATGGCCAATCCGCATCGCTACGGCTTCCGCTTCGTTCGCAGCATCAGCGGCAACGACACGCCGCAGATCTTCACCTACCCCATCGCCGATGACTACCAGCCCGCGACCATCGTCGGCGGCGGCACGAGCGTAAACCTCAACATCGGCGACCCAGTGCGCCTGCTCGAAGATGGCACCGTCGCGCTCGTGCAGACCGCGCAGGACGTCTCGGGCGCCGACGCCGACTCGGACGACTACGCTTTCGGCATCATCGCCGGCTTCCCGCGCGTCATCGTGGGCGGCGCGCCGCGCCCCGGTAGCTTCTACACGGGCGGCACCTCCTACACGGGCGGCATCTCGAGCGACAACGCGCCGCTCGTCTCGGTCATCCCGGTGGCTGGCAACATCTTCGAGATCGATGCCGACACGGCGCCGACCGTTGCGACGCTCGCGGGCGCGATGGCGCTCGTCGGCGGCGTCGGCACGATGGTCTACAGCGTGCTCACCGCCGGCATGGGGCAGCCGAAGGCGAACCCGCTGCTCGACGTCTCGACCGTGGTTTCGGGCGGCACCGACCAGCTGCAGCTGCTCGTCGTGGGCCTCGGGAAGAACGCCTTCACCTGCGACTTCACGAGCGCGTTCGTTCCCTTCCAAGTCATGTGGCAGAGCCAGCAGCTGCTCCCAACGGCTGACGCCACGCACTTCGGCGCTGACCTCGAGTGAGCGCGACAAGGATTGAGCCATGAGTGAGATTTTCACCAGCACCGCCGCCCTCGCGCTGAAAGAAACGCTCGAGGACATCGACACCGACGAGCACGGTTCGGAGGGCAGCAAGGCTGTCTTCCCGAAGTGGATGACCGTCAAGCCGATGGCGGACAACTACATCGAGTACTACGAGGTCGCGGGCTCGGGCCTCGCCGGCGAAAAGCCGGAGGGCGAGAGCATCCCGGTCGGGACCATCGTCGAGGGTCCCCTCACCCGCTTCAACGCCCGCACTTTCGGTCAGCGCATGATCGTGAGCGAAGAGGCGATGGAGGACATGAAGTACGACAAGGTCATCCAGGCTGCGAAGCGCAACAACCGCTCGCTCTGGAAGCTTGCCGACTTCGACGCGACGCTCATGCTGGTGCGGGCGACGAACACCGCCTTCGTCGGCGGTGACGGCCAGCCCCTCGCCAGCACGGCGCACGTGCTGCCGGGTGGCGCGACCTACTCGAACATGCTCGCGACGGCGATGAGCCCGAGCAAGGCGGCGCTCGTCATCGCCAACGCGCAGCTGATGCAGATGGTCGGCCACGACAACCTCATCGACGGCGTCGAGGCCAAGAAGGCCGTCTTCCCCGTGCAGCAGTGGGGCATCTGGCGGGAAGTGCTCGGCAGCTCCTACGACCCGACGCCGGGTGCGTTCAATGCGATCAACGTCATCAATCGCGATTTGAACATCGCGCCGGTGCCGGTGAAGTACTGGACGAACACCACGACCAACTGGGGTCTCATCACCGACGCCGACCTCGGCATCATGTGGTTCTGGCGGCGCAAGCCCAAGAGCAACACGTGGGTGACCGAGGACAAAACGATGATGAACTACGCCATCACTGCTCGGTGGAGCCGCGGCTGGGTGAACCCCCGCGCGTTCTTCTTCTCGAACGCCTGAGAGGTGAACCATGGCCAAGACGAAGCCAACCAAGCCGGCACCGGCGCCCTTCCCCCCGAAGGGTAAGAAGAAGGGCAAGGGCTGCTGATGAGCACCGACGCAAACTTCGCCGGTAACTTCCTGTCGAACGCTTCGCCGTTCTTCTCGAACTACGCGGCGATCGCGAGCCCCTGGGGCACGCTGGTCAAGCCGGGCGGGCGGGTCGCCGCCTACCTGCGGAGCACGGGCGCGCAGGACGGCGAGGACCACTTCGCCGCCTCGGGGCTGCTCGTCACCACGCTGTCGGCCGCGCTCAAGCGGTGCCGCAGCGGCATGGGCGACATCGTCTACGTGCTGCCGGGCGACGTGCAGAGCATCTCGGCGGCGGACTTCGCGAGCGATCTGGTAGCGGGCACACAGATCATCAGCTGCGGCAGACCGGGCGCTACGAATAACCCCACGTGGACCTGGACGGCGACGGGCTCGACGTTCCTGCTCGACGTCGCGAACGTCTCGCTCGTGGGGCTCAACCTGGTGACGGGCGGCGCCGACAACGTCACGGCGCCCATCACGGTGAGCGCGGCAGGCTGCGCCATCGTAGGCTGCCACATCATCGCCGGCACGACGAGCGCGCTCGAGTCGGCGACGGTGGTGACGCTCGCCGCGGGCGCGACCGACTGCCTCATCGCACACAACCGCTTCAGCGCGACGGGCGGCGCCGTGACCACGGCGTGCATCTCCGTCGGAGCCGTCGCTCGCCCGACCATCGTGGGCAACCGCTTCATCACGACCCAGTCGAGCGCGACGACCGGGGTCATCGCCATCACGGGCGCGGCGACCGACGTCGATATCGGCTGGAACCGCATGTACAACGCGGTCGAAGACGGGGTCGGCATCCGCCTCGCCGACGTGGCGGCGACGGGCATGATCTACAACAACTACTTCGGCGGCGTCGATGCTGGCGGCACGGTAGCGAACGCGCTCAAGTGCGTGTCCTTCGCGGGCACGAGCCACATCACCCGGTGCTTCGAGAACCGCGCAGTCGACGAGGATTCGGCGACGGGCGTCATCTCCCCGGCGGCCGCGACGACCTGAGCCATGGAGGAAAGTGAGCCGCAGCGTTCCGCGCAATATCGACAGGAAGGGCGAGCACCTATCGCGATGCGACGTGTGCTCGGTGCCTTACCTGCGCAGCGCGCTGCGGCGTGGTCGTGATGGTCTGCTCCGCTGCGAGAACGACCTGCCGGGGCGCGACGAGCTCACGCTCGCCGAGCTGACAGCAAACCGCGCAGCGGCGCTGAGCCAGCGCCTCGGGATGACGGCGCCTGCCGACGGCGCCGTGCCCGACGTCGACAGTAACGGGCAGCCCTCGAGTAACTCCTCCTACACGGGCACGACTCGGCGCTACACGGCCGACGACGTCTTCAACGGCGACGTGCCGACGGGGTTCTGATGGCGCTCAAGGTCCTGTCGCTGCCCACCCACGCGAACCCGCGCATCGTTGCGCTGCTCGAAGACACGCTCGCGCGCGCCAAGGAGGGGAAGGTCACTGGCCTCTTCCTCTACGTCGAGGACGAGAACGGACAGATCGAGCACAGCCGCGACGGGATGCCCGATAATCAGGTCATCTTCGCGATGGAGCTCATCAAGAAGCGCATGCTCGCGAGGTACGAGTGACCATCGCGACGACCCCGTCGACCGCCCCGAGCGTGAACGAGCTCATCCTGCTTGCCCTCAAGCGAGCCGGCGTGCTGCCCATCGAGTCGCGCCTGTCGGGCGCGAACATGGTGCCGAAGCTCGAGCACGGGCGGCAGACGCTGAACCTCATCATGGACTCGCTCGCGACCGAGGGGTTCATCGCGCGCACGACCGGCTTCCACGACCTGTCGCTCGTCGCCGGCGAGAGCTACTACACGCTGCCGAGCGACATCCTCGACGTGCACGAGGATGCGATGTTCGTGCCGAGCAGCAACCCCGACACCAAGCACACGACGGGCGAGCTCGTCTGCAAGCAGGTCGACCTCTACAAGTGGAGCACGCTCACCGTGAAGGGGAGCATCTCGACGCGGCCGCAGCTCTACTGCCCCTTCCGTCACGGGGCGAGCGTGAACCTGCGCTTCTGGCCCGTGCCGAGCGAGGCGGGCGTGATGCGCCTGAACGTCACCCGCCTGTTCGGGTCGAGCTCGGACGGGACGAAGAGCCCCGACCTCGAGCGCTTCTGGTACGACTGCCTCGTCTGGCAGCTCGCCTACTACATCGCGGTCGACAGCTCGATGCCCGCCGATCGAGTGACCCTGCTCTCCGGCATCGCGGAGTCGAAGAAGAGGCAGTGCGTCAACTTCTCCTTCGAGCACACGAGTGGCCCGCAAGCGGTCATCGACTACACGACGCAATGGAGCGCGTGAGATGTGTCGCGCTTTGGAACCGACCGCTGCGGTAGTTGCCTGCGGGAGCGAGGGCTAACCGTATGCCCGTTGCCCCCATCCCCTTCGGCCCAGCGCTGGAGACCAGCAGCGAGCCGATCAGCGGCGCGTCGAGCGAGGCCTTCAACGTCATCCTCGACGCTCGAGGTGTCCTCCGAAAGCGCCCCGGCATCGCCGCCTACACGGGTGTCGCTCCCTCTACTGCCGTCGACGCGAACGGGGTGCTCGGGCTGTACCTCACGGAAGCAAAAGTAGCTCACACCTCGGGGAGCCCCACCGTAAGCGGAACGCACCCCGGAGTGCTCTATGCCGTCGGTGCAACGGTGAATGCTTCAGGAGGCGGGCACAACACCGGACGCAACGTTTACCGCATCGTCGGTGGAACGGCGACGCTCGTGGGAACGGGCACGGCCAACGAGGATCGCCTTGCGACGCCAGCAGCCATTGCGACGACGCGATTTCCGCGGCCTGTGTTCGCCGAAACAGAAGCATTGCTCGTCATCGCAGGCGGCGCCGAGGTTGGCAAGATCGACATCCGCCCCGAGACGTTCAGCGCGCCGAACTTCACGACGAATGCCGACTACCACGAGATGAGCTTCCTCGGGGGCTGTCCGCCGCTGGCGAGCCACGTGCTCGGCAACAGCTCGCGCATCCTCGCCAACGACACGCAGCTCGACCAGACGAAGCTCCGCTTCAGCGACATCAGCCAGGGCATCGTGGACTTCAGCGGGCACGAGACGTGGTCGCCGTCGCCCGGCGCCGCGGGCTTCTTCACGGCGGAGGCGAGGCCCGACTCCATCGTCGCGTGCGCCGAGAACACGAACGACATCTTCGTCTTCGGGCGCACGAGCCTGCAGCTCTTCAGTCCCGACACGGCCGTCACCTTCGCGCCGAGCGTGACGCGCGAGGTCGGCTGCCTCGCCGCCTACAGTCCCGTCAAGGTCGACGACCGCTACGTGTGGCTCGATCACCTCACGCGCATCGTCATCAGCGACGGGCGCGAATGGGAGGACGTAGGCAAGCCCATCCAGGCGACGCTCGACGCGCTCACCGAGCCCGACGAGTGCTACGGCTACCGCTTCAGCGACAGCTTCGCCGACTGCATCGTCTTCCGCTTCGAGACCGACGAGGAGACGCTCGTGCTCCAGCCCGGCATCGGCTGGTGCCGATGGGCGCAGCACAACGCCGCCACAGACACCTTCACGATGTTCCCGGTGCTCAGTCACCTGCTCCGGCAGGACGGGGGCCTGAACGTCGTGGGCCTGTCCGACGGCACCATCCGCACGCTCAGCCTCGACCACGAGACGGACCTCGGCTCGGCCATCGTGAGCTACGTGCGCACGGGCTTTCTCGATCGCGAGAGCAACAACCGCAAGCGCACGACGGCGGTGCACCTCGCGCTCAAGCGGGAGCCGACCCTCTCGCACGACGTCGTCTGTTACCTCGAATGGCGCGACGAGCTCAGCGAGGAGTGGAACGAGGTCGCTATCGAGCTGTCGTGTGAGGACGGCGACTTGAACCCAGTCATCCCGCTCTACTCGCTCGGCGTCTACCGCCGGCGGCAGTGGCGGTTTCGTTTCCCCGATTCGAAGGGCCTCTACCTCGTGAAGGCGACGGAGACCTTCGATGACCTTGGAAGCTAACGGAGTGAAGCATGGGACTGTTTGACATCATCGGTGGAGTGGTCAACCCGATCCTCGGCGAGGACACCGTCGCGCGCCTGCCGATCGTCAATGGCCTGCTCGGCGCTCAACCCGACTCGCAGAAGGCGCTGCTCAAGAAGCAGGAGCAGCTCGCCGCGGAAGCGAAGAAGCGCGCGCAGCAGAACGCGCAGATGCGCATGCAGGCGCTCGGGCAGAGCATGCTCGCCTTCAACCCGCAGAACCAGATGATGGCCCAGATGTTCGGGCCGCAAGCTGCGTTCAGCCCGCAGCAGATGGCGCAGATGTCGAGTGACCCCGGCGCGATGGGCCGCGATCAGTACCACAAGGAGTGGGAGAAGAGCCTCATGTCGGGGCAGCCCATGGGCGTCTCGGCGGATGAAATCCGCCGCATGGAAGAGAACGAACGGCGCATGAAGCAAGTGCGCCAGCAGACGACGCCGCTCGGGCCCGGCCCCGCGCCGCTTCGGATGCCGCCGCCGCAGGCGGGCAGGAGGTACTGATGGGCTGGCAGATCGATCCGCAGACGGGTTACCAGGTTTGGGTCGAAGACCCGAAGCCGCGGAGCACGGGCACGATGGCGAGCGGGGCCCCGGCGCTTCACCCGCAAACGGGCAATCCCCCGCCGGCGCAGGCGGGCCCGCCTCCCCCGCCTCGGACGCCCACGACGGGCACGGGCTACTTCAATCCGAGCGCGCTCTCGACCTCGTCATACGGCGCGCAGAGCAGCCAGGCTCCCGCCTCGCAGCTGTCGAACATCGATCGGAACGGTATCGCGAACGCCGCTTTCGGGCCGCGGTCGCAGGGGCCCATCCAGAACCCGGGCAACAACCTGACGAACCCCGGCTACGACGAGCAGGCCTTCCTCTACACGCAAAACCGCTACCTCGAAGACCCGAGCGCGGGCCTGTTGAAGGACCAGTACGACAACATGCAGCGCCCGACCCAGGGCGAGGACTTCATGAATCAGAACCTCGGGACCCTGATGGGGCCGGGGCAGGGCGATCAGTATTGGAACCAGGTGCAGGGCCAGTACATGAACCCGATGGCGGGCGAGCAGTTCGCGCGCCAGGCGACGCAGAACTTCGGCGCGCAGGGTCCGGCGAGCGCCTTCTACAACCAAGCCATGGGGCAGTACGATCAGTTCACGGGCTACTCGGGCCCGCAGAACGCGCAGAGTCAGTACGGCCAGAGCGCGCAGAGTCTCGCCGGCGGCACGCAGGGCGAGCAGGGGCTCGGGCAGCTCGCGGGGCAGTACGGCAGCATCGGCCAGTACCAGGGCGGCAACAGCGCGCAGGGTCAGTACCAGCAGAACGCCTCGAGCGGCCCCCTTGCAGCGCAGCAGTTCTACGACCAGGTCGCCGGCAGCTACGGCTCGATGGGGCAATACTCCGATCCGAACCTCGCCGCCGGGCAGTACGCCCAGACGCAGCAGGCCTTCGGGGACCTGCCCATCGCGAACTTCGATCCGTTTTACGACCGGGCGCGCCAGCTCGGCGTGCAGGACTACAACCGCCAGGCAGCGGGGCGCGGCGTCTACGGATCGAGCGAGGCTCTCTCCGGCGTCGGCAACGTCATCACCGACATCGAGGCGCAGCGGGCGAACCGCTCCTTCGACGCCGAGATGCAGCGGGCGCAGGAGCAGCGCGCGCGCCAGGAGCTGCTCGGTAACCAGGCCCGCATGGGCGACCTGTCGAGTCTCGCCGCCTTCGGCGCGAACCTCTCGGGGCTCGAAACCTACGGCGGCCTCGCGAACGCGGCGGGCAACCAGACGCTCGGGCAGCAGACGATGCTCGGCAACCAGGCGCGCATGGCCGACCAGACTGCGCTCGATGCGTTCAATTCGAACCTCGCCGGCGTGAGCACGTTCGCGAACGTGAACAACATGCAGGGCAACCTGGAGCTCGGTCGGAACGAGCTGCTCGGCAACATGGCGAACGCCGCCGACAGCCAGGCGCTCGGCGCGCAGCAGGCGAACATCAGCGGGCTCAATGCGTTCGGCAACCTCGCGAGTTCGGCCGACAGCGCGGAGACCAACCGCTACAACGCGACGACGAGCGCGATGAACGCGGCCGATCGGACCGCGCTCGACCGGATGAACTCGGGCGCCGACATCGCCTTCCGTGGCGACGACACGCGGCGCGCGAACTACGACTCCTCGATGCGCACGGCGGAGAGCGCAAGCCGGCTCGGCATGGACCGCAACAAGACGAGCGCCGATATCGCCAACACGCTCTCGAACAACGACCTGAACCGCCTCGACTCCTTCAACCGCGCCGCGAGCGGGGCGGAAGGCAGCCGCCAGGCCCGCCAGAACTCGGCCCTCAACGCCGCGAGCGGCTACAGCGCGCAGGTGCAGGGCGCCATCTCGAGCGCGATGCAGGGCATCATCGACGGCAGCATCGAGGACGTGGACAAGGCCTGGCAGGCCGACATCCTGCCTATGCTGCAAGAGGCGCAGATGGACCAGAAGCAGATCGACCAGATCTACGAGCTCGTCAAAGGCGTCGCCGAGGCAAAGGCGAAGCAGGGAGGCTGAGCGATGGCCATCGACTTCGCACAGATGCTCCTTCAGCCAACCAAGACCTCGGCCTGGGACCTGGCGCCCACCGGCGCCGGCAACGCGCGCGAGCAGCTCAAGCTCGCGCGCGAGAAGTTCGAGTTCGACAAGAAGCGCGCCGAGGAGGAGGACCGCCTCGCTCGCGAGAGGCAGGCCGCCGAGATGGCGAAGGCTCGGCTCGAGGTCGAGGCCACGAAAGCCGCCAAGCTCCAGGAGGACCGCCTCAAGGTGTACGGCGAGTTCACCAAGGCGAGCGGAGAAGGCAACATCGAAGCGATGCGCTCGATGGTGCCGATGCTGCACTCGCTCGGCATGGACATCGAGCTCGAGGGCGAAGAGGGAGGGCTGCCCCGCTACCGCGTCGGCATGGACGCGGCGGCCGCGCAGCAGGCGGAGAGCGAGCAGCTCGCGAAGACCTCGCCCTACGGCGAGGGCGAGACTGCCGAGCAATCGCTCAGCCGTCTCGGTGCGATGGGGCTCGGCGGCGAGACGGGCTCGCTCCTGCCACCGCTCGGCATCCGCTCGAGCGACGAGGTCGAGCCCGGGACGGGGCAGACGGTGGCGGGCCGCGTCGCGGCCACCTACGGGACGCCCGGCGCGAAGACGCCGAGGCTCGACCCCGCCACGGGCCAGCCGATGGTCGACGAAGAGGACTTCACGGGCGGGGTGCCGAAGAACGTCATCGACATGGGGGCGATGGCGGCCTCGACGCTCCACCGGCTCGACCCCTCGCTCAAGGCGGCGGCCGCGGCCTTCCCCGACGAGCAGACGAGCGCGGCGGCCGAGCAGATCCGTCTCGGACTGCGAGCGAGCGGGCTGCCGCTCGAAAAGCAGCAGGCGGCATTCGACAAGGCCATCTCGGGGCCGGCGTCGCAGCGCAACGCGCAGATTGCTGCCGATGCGCAGGCCGAGCGCTTCCGCGAGACGCGCGACGAGCTCACCCCGAAGGACATCGCGGGGCTCGAAGAGCAGGGCCGCGCCGAAAACGACAAGTTCGCCGCGGCGAACAGCGTGCCCAAGATCGCCGACGCCTTCCGCGCGGGCGACACCATCCTCCGGGTCATCGACGACCCGAGCCCCGACAACGACGCGATGATCGCGAGCGAGCTCATGACGTTCCAAGGCGTCAAGGGTACGCCGAGCGACACGGATCTAAAGCTGGCGTTCGGCATCCCGCTGTCGTCCCTCATGGACCAGGCGTGGACCACGATTCGGCAGATGGTTGCAGGCGGCATGCAAGCGCCGCAGCGCAACGCCATCAAGGCCTACATGAAGGCCAAGAAGGAGGAGCTCAAGCAAGCCGCGTTCGACTTCCTCGAACAGTCGAGTGCTCGCGCCAACGGCGGGGCTTTCAACGAGCACACGAAGCGCGCGTACCTCGCGAACGCGAAGACCGCGGTGCCGGGCTGGATCTACAACGACTGGCTCGACATGAAGAAGGCGCGGGACGAGGGTCCCGGCGGCGACAAGGGCAAGAGCGCGCGAGGGGGGCAACACGACCCCGAAGCCGTCGGCAGCGATCTCGCCGAGATGAGCGACTTCGATCTCGAGCTCGAAGGGCAGGCGCTCGAAAGCGACCTCGACCCGGAGAAGATTCGGCGCATCATCGGCCCCGAGAGCGGCGGCGATCCGAAAGCGGTGAGCACGGAAGGGGCGTCGGGCGTGCTGCAAATCATGCCGAGCAACCTGCGCAAGATGGGCATCGACCCCGAGAAGTATCGCAAGCTGTCGGCAGCCGAGCAGCTGCCGGCCGTGATGCAGTTCCTCAAGGCGCAGGGGCTCACTTCCGACAGCTCGCCCGAGGACTACGCGATGGCGGTCGCCGCCTCCGATAAGAAGTTCCGCGCGAAGGGCGCGAGCGACGACATGGTCGTCTACCCGAAGGGCTCGGCGGGCTGGAAGGCGAACAAGCCGTGGCGCCCCGATGACGACGGCGACATCACGAGGGGCAGCATCCTGCGTTTCTACGGGCTGCGTGGCGGGCAGAAGGGCAAGGGCGACGCGAAGACTGCGGAACCCGCGGGCAAGAGCCCGCTCGACAAGAAGGTGCTCGACATCCTGCGAAAGGGCGGCGGCTGATGGCTCTCTCCGACGAAGACTACGCGGAGCTCGAGGCGGCGCTCGCTTCGGGCGAGCTCGATCCGGCGGTCGCGGCGCAGGCGAAGGCGGCGCTCGCGGGGCGCGGCGGCAGCGTCACGCCGGCACCAGAGAACTCGCTTGGCGTGACGGGCGTCATCAACCCGCCCCAGGCTGACCCCGCGCACGAGGAGTCGGAGGTCGGCCGCATCGCTTCCGCGCTCGACCCGCGCTTCGACCTCATCCCGCAGGGGCTCGCGCTCTTGCCCGCGACGAACAGCCCGCAGGGGGACGAGGCCGCCATCGCGAGCTACAAGGCAGGCGCGGCGGGCGACGTGAAGTTCGCCTACGAGCCGCCCGTCGCGCTCGTCAAGAAGCAGCTGCTCGAAAACCCCAACATGCTGGGGCTCCTGCGATCGGACCCGCCGAGCGCCGAAGAGATCGCCGCGATGGATGCGGACAGCCCGCTCTATCAGGACGCCGCCAACTACATGTGGGCGCGAACGGCGGAGGCTGCCGGGCAGAAGGGCTACACGGTCTACCGCTACTCCAAGATGCCATGGGGCAAGGAGAACGACACGGCGGGGGGCCTGGGCGCGCTCGGGCTCAAGCTCGGCGGGATGATGCAGCCCATCCGCGACGTCGGGCAGGCGATCATTCTCGGCGCCGACGACGTGGGCACGCTCGGGGCGTCGCGCGCGTTCGACGAGGCGCTCGGCGATCGGAAGATGAACGTCGCGGGCAACGTGGACGTGATGGGGCTGAACGAGGAAGCCAAGCAGGACCCGGCATTCCTCAACCAGTCGCTCATCGAGGAGCACCCGCTCGCCTATGGCGCGGGGCAGGCGGTGGGCGCGCTCGGCGGGGCCCCCACGGCGGTCTACCAGGGCATCCTCGCCGGCGGCAGCAAGCTCGCCCAGCTCGTCGCCAAGACGCGGTTCGGGGCGATGGCGGCGAAGGCGCCCAACGCCGTGAAGGGCGCGGCTGCGCTCGCTGGCGAGGTCGGGGCGGGCACGGCGGAGGCCGTGGCGACCCAGGCAGGGCAGGAGGCGGTCGACATGGCGACCCCCGGGCGAGAGCCCGTGCTCGGGCCGGGTGAGCGCATCATGGACACGGGGCAGAGCGCCGCGCTCTGGGGCCTCGGCGGCGGCACGCTCGGGCGCCTGGCGGGGGCGGGGGCGGATGCCATCCGCAATGCCGACAGCCTCGGGGGCGCGATCGGGCGCACCGAGAGCAACCTCCGCTACGGCCCGCTCTCGCCGTTGCTCGGGCCAAGCTTGAGCGGGGACGCCAAGGACCTCGTCCGTCTCGGAAACAAGACACGCACCGAGCCCGGCGACTTCATCGCCGAGCAGATCGCGCCGCCCATCCGCAAGGCGGCCGAGGCGCGGACGCGCAAGGCGGAGGGGGTGCAGGAGGCCGAGCGCGCCAATGCCCAATCGAGCGAGCTCGGCAGCGAGATGCTGCCGCTCACGGGGCTCCACACGGCGGCTCTCGACAAGGTACGTCGCGGGCACCAGCCCCTTTCCGAGGGCGGGCTGGCCCCGCTGAGCGATACGCATCGCGACGCGCAGAAGGTGTTCAACCGGATCACGAAAGACGTTTCGCTCGAGCCCATCGAGGGCGCCGCGAAGCTCACGCCCGACGAGGCGGGGGCGTTCCTGCCCGCCTCGCTGCGCCGGAAGCTGCTCGCCGATGATATCGAGGCAGCGGCCGCGAGGCGCCGCGCCACCCCCGAGGACCGCAAGGCGTACCTGCAGACGGTCGACCCGAAGAAGCGGGCGCTGGTTGACGAAGAGATCCAGGCCAGCATCGACGACCTGCTTCAACAGAAGGGGGGCGATCGGGCGCTCGACGCCGACCAGCGCCGAGCTGCGTACAAGGACGCCGAGCAGCAGGTGCTGCGCGAGCGGGTCGACGAGGACATGGTGCTCGAGCCGTTCGATGGCTCGTTTGCCGGCTACCTGAAGCAACGCGGCATCGCCGCGGTGTACGCGGCGCCGCACGGGGCCGACGCGACACGCATGGACGAGATCATCGATGGCCTGACCGATCCTAAGCTCCTGGCCGCCGCCAAGCACGACCGGGCGCAGCGCATCCACGGGGGCGAGCGCGGCGGCTACTCGAAGATGCACGAGCGGCACGCCGAGGAGATCGGCAAGGCGAAGAAGGTCGAGGAGTCGATCGCGCCCAAGGGCGACGCCTTCCGCGCCGTCGCGCTCCAGGGCAACCGGCCCCAGGCGGGCGGCAAGCAAGAAGCCGACGTCATTAGCGGGCTCGCCGACGAGGCTGGGGTGCGCGGCGATCTCGACCGGCTGCGCGGCTTCCAAGACGCGCGCGACATCCAGCGGCAGGCCTGGTTTAGAAGCCCCAAGGGCTCTCCTCGCGGCGTCGGCATTCACAGCGTGGCAGACGCTGCGAAGATCCGTGCCTTCCCCATCCTCCGATCGCTCGAACCGGGCGGGGCCGTGACGGGCGGACAGATGTCGCGCATGGCGCTGATGGGGCAGATCGAAGACGAGAAGGCTCGGTCGGCGGAGGTCGAGCGCAAGAAGCCCGCCTACGACGAGCGGCGCTCGAAGCTCCAGAAGAAGAAGGACGCCGAGCGCGAGAAGGAACGCAAGGAGCGCGAGCGGCGCGCCACCGAGAAGCACCGCGACGACTGAAGGCAGGAGACACCATGAACGGCCAGACCATCATCACCTACGCTGGGGGAATCCCCACGGTCACGGGCACCGTGACGCTCTTCAATTCGGTCACGGCGTTCCCGCCGGGCGGCAGCTTCCACCTGCTCGGGCAGCAGTGGTTCCAATACTCGCTCCGCGTCGCGAGCGACGGCGGCACGGGCACGGGCACCATCGTCGGCAGCTACTCGAACGACAAGGGCACGACCTGGGTCCCCTTCTACACGCGCTCGACCACGGACGCCGACGACGACAACGCGGTCGTGGTTGCCGACACGGTGCACGACGAGGTCTACGTCGGACAGTTCCAGGATGTGCGCTTTCAGTTCACGAACGCGGTCGAGGTGCCGACGGTGTTCCAGGCGAACCTGTCGCTCAACTGCCACAAGGCGACGAGCAAGGTGCCCGACGCGGCCCTCTTGGTGGATAACCCGTGACGCTCTCACTCGGCGCCCGCGCCAAGATGCTCGACGGGTTCGAGACGTACATGGAGACGGGCTCGGGCACGGCAAACTTCACCATCTACCAGACGAACACGTCGCTCGCGGTCTTCCCGCTGGCAGCGACGCCCTTCGGTGCCGGCAATCTCGACAGCATCGTCGCGAGCTCGACCCCCATCAGCTCGACGGGCACGGAGGTCGCGGGCACGGCCAACCGCTTCGTCATCACCAACCAGAACGGCGACACCGCCAAGACCGGAAGCATCGGCGCCATCGGGAGCGGCGCTGATATAGAGGTCCCTTCGCTCACGGTCACCGCGGCAGCGACGCAGACCCTCAATTCGCTCGTGCTCCGCATGGACGCCTATGGCGACGTCTCGGTGGAGGCGAGCCTCACTCTGCAATGAGCATCGCACTCGGTAACCGGCACAGCTTCGTCTCCCCGACCTTCGCGACGAGCGCGGGGACGGCGACCGATCCGACGGTGGTCAAGTTCTACCTGCGCGAGCACGTAGACGGGACCGAGCTCGAGTGGACCTACAACGCTTCACCCGTCTCGGGCACGCACTACCCGGTAGGGATGCAGCCCATCACGCGCACGAGCGCGGGGCTCTACGCGGTCGCCTACGACAGCCGCAAGCCCGAGCGGGTGACGGGCTTCTGGGTGGGCACGGGCACGGTCTACGATGCTCTGCAGGAGACGCTGTTCGTGCGGCACTCCGAGCTCGCCATCCTCGATCCGCCGAGTAGCTGATGGCGTGTGACGACCGGCAGCTGACCGAGGCCCAGCGCCAGGCTGGCTATCAGCAAGGCCGCACGGGCGTCGTGCGCGCGGTGCGCCCCTTCAGCGGCAGGCCGACGCTGGAGAACCTGCTCGACTACATCAACCGCGAGCTCTACCCCGCGGTCAAGAGCACACGCGACCGGGTGAACGACGTCTACCTGCCGACGGTCGACAACGCCCCGAGCGCGAACCCGCTCATCTACTACTTCTCGACCGAGACGGGCGCCGCCGATCCGACGGCGGGGCGCATCCGCCTCGATGCGTCGCCGCAAAACACGGCGACCGTGATGCGGGTGAGCGAGACGAACGCGCGCCTGGTCGACGCGCGGCCCTGGCTCGAGGTGATGGCGGGAGGGGCGACGACGCCGCTCGGGGTCGTGACGCTCTCTGACGCGATCAACCCGGCGCGCTTCATTCGCTTCGACCTGAACACGATGACCGACCAGGGCACCTATTGGGACCTGGGCGTGACGGTCATCGAGAGCAGCCACGACGACCCGTTCGTCGATGGCGGCGGCCTCGTCGTCTCGTTCATCCCGGGGGTGGCGAGCACGGGCACGACGGTCCCTTCCACGAGTCTCACGCCGATTGCTGGGCTATCGGTGCTCGGCACTTCTACGACGGCCACGGCGCCGCCGGCAGCGATCACGATGCCGGTCACGACGGGCGGGCGCTTCTTGCGCACGAACACGACGGGGTTTCCGGCTGACCCCGCGTCGGTGGCGCCAAGCATCATCGGCTGGGGCGTCCTCACGCTGAACGACCTGCCCCGGCTGCTCAATAACCGCTTCCTCGCCAACGTCACCGGCACCGACCTCGTTAGCCCGGTGGGCGTGGATTTCTACTTCGTGGCAGACGGGTCGCGTGGCGTCGAATGGGACCCCACCGATCAGGTCTTTTTCGTCAAGACGGGCAATACGACCTTCGTTCACACCGACGGAACCGTTCACCGCGAGGCCATCACCGGCGACGTCTCGATCCCGCAGTTCAGCAACACCGCGGCGATTCAGGTGAACGTGGTGCTCGACACGATGCTCCGCGACTCGGGGCCGCTCAGCGTCATCGGGCGCGCCGCCAACAGCTCGGGCGATCCGGCGGACATCAGCGCGGTCGCCGGCTCGGGCGGCGTCTTGCGCGAGAGCGGCTCGACCCTCGGCTTCGGGACCATCGCCACCGACGGGCTCGCCGATGACTCGGTGACGAACGCCAAGCTCGCCGAGATGGCCGCGAACACGGTCAAGGCGAACGCGACATCGGCGACGGCAAACCCCACAGACTTCGCCATTGGCACGAACACGGTGCTCGGGCGGGTTGCCGGCGACATCGTCTCGGCGCAGCTCGTCAACGCGCAGATCACCGACGGGACGATTGCCAACGCGAAGCGCGCCGACATGGCGGCGGGCACCGTGCACGGGCGGCAGATCGACGCGACGACGGGCCCTCCCGTCGACTTGACGGGGCTCGAGCTGGCCGAGCTCTTGCGCTACGGCACGACGCAGGCCGTCACGCTGGCGGCGACGACGAACGACCAATCGCTCAACGCAGACACGACCGTCCTGCGCCTCACGCTCACTGGCAGTCAGACGCTGACGGGTATCACTGGAGGTGCACAGGGGCGGCTCCTGTTCGTGGAGAATATCTCGGGCTCGGGCAACAACCTGACGCTCGCGAGCCTTTCGGCGAGCAGCGCGGTGGCCAACCGCATCCGCACCCCCAACGGGGTCGACCTGGTGCTCAAGTTCCGCGAGAGCGCTCTGCTCCGCTGGGAGACGAACAACAACGACTGGCGCGTCGTGGCGGCGTCGCGCGCGACCGCGATTGCTGACGGGGACTACGGCGACGTCACGGTGTCGAGCGCTGGCGCGACCTGGACGATCGACAACGACGTCGTCAGCGACGCGAAGCTCCGCAATTCCGGAGCGCTCTCGGTCATCGGCAGGAGCGCCAATTCGAGCGGCGACCCTGCCGACATCTCGGCTACCGCAGCGAGCGACGCCGTGCTGCGCGAGAGCGGCTCAGTCCTCGGCTTTGGCACCATCGCGACGGGCGGCATCGCCAACAACGCGGTAACCGATGCCAAGCTGCGCCAGGGAGGAGCGCTTTCGGTCATCGGCAGGAGCGCCAACAGCACGGGCAACGTCGCCGACATTGCCGCCAGCGCAGCGAGCGGCGCCGTCTTGCGCGAGAGCGGCAGCGTGCTCGGCTTCGGCACGGTGGCTACTGCGGGTATTGCCGACGCGGCCGTGACGCTCGCGAAGATGGCCAACCTCGCGGCTGGCACCGTCATCGGGCGGCAGATCGACGCCGGCACTGGAGCCCCGGTCGCGCTCACGGGCGCCGAGGTGGGAGAGCTCTTGCGGCTGTCGACCGCGCAGAGCGTGGCGGTCTCCGGCACCGTCAACGATCAGACGTTGAACGATGACACGACCGTCCTGCGTCTGACGCCGACCGGCAGTCAGACGGTGACGGGTATGACGGGAGGCACGAGCGGCCGGCTCGTGCTCGTTGAAAACGTTGCCGGCTCGGGCAACACCATCATTCTCGCGAGCCTCGACGCGGGCTCGCTCACTGCCAACCGCTTTCGGACGCCGCAAGCCATCAACGTCTCGCTCGGGTTCCGGGAGAGCGCGCTCTTCCGTTGGGACGCGACTAACGGAGACTGGCGCCTCGTCGGGCGCTCGTTCGCAGGGTTCAGCCTCACCGATGGTGACAAGGGCGACATCACCGTCAGCGCGAGCGGCGCGACTTGGACGATCGACAACGACGTCGTCACTGACGCAAAGCTCCGCAACAGCTCCGCCCTCTCGGTCATCGGCCGTAGCGTAAACAGCACGGGCGACCCGTCGGACATCGCGACCACGAGCGGCAGCAACGGCGTCCTCGTCGAGAGCGCCGGCACGCTCTCGTTCGGGCTCGTCACGACCAACAACATTCTCGACAACACGATCGCGAACGCCGACCTCCGGCAGAGCGCCGCGCTCAGCGTGGTTGGGCGCACGAACAACACAATCGGCAACGTCGCGGACATCTCGGCTACCGCAGCGAGCGACGCCGTGCTGCGTGAGAGCGGCTCGACGCTCTCGTTCGGGCAGATCGCGACGGGCGGCATCAACGACGACGCGGTCACGAACGGCAAGCTGCGCAACAGCGCCGCGCTCAGCGTCATCGGCAGAAGCGCCAACAGCACGGGCGATCCAGCGGATATTGCGGCCGCAAACGATGGCGAGGTGCTGCGCAGGAGCGGCACGACGCTCGGGTTCGGCACCGTCGCGACGGCCGGCATCACGGACGCGGCCGTGACGCTCGCCAAGATGGCGAACCTCGCGCAGTCGACCATCATCGGCCGCGCTGAGAGCGCAGGCACGGGCGTCCCCACGGCGCTCACCAGTACGCAAGTCGCGGCCATCATCGATGGGGAGCCCATTACCTGGACGGGCTCACACACGTTCAACGGAACGAACCACACGGTCACGGCCGGCGCGGACATCACGCTCACCGCCAGCGGTGGGACGATGACGCTCGCCGCGACGACCCAGGTTCAGATCACGAGCCCGACGCGCCTCGCGAGCTCGGTTGCTCTCGACAGCGTCGGGACGACGGCGACCACGGCGGCCAACAATCTCGCGATCAATAGCGTGAGCGTGGTGCGGTTCACGGGGCCCGTTAACCCGCTAACGGGCATGGTCCCCGTCGTGGACGGACAGACGGTCCTGCTCGTCAACGCGCATGCGACCGATGACGTCGTGATCCAGCTGAACAGCCCGAGCAGCACGGCGGCCAATACCTTCGCCGGGCTCGGCACCGACCGCCACATCAAGCCCGGCGAGATGGCCCTGGCGTGGTACGACGGCACGAGCGATCGGTGGCGCCTGCTCTGCCGAGACGAGGTTGACCTGTGAAAGCCGCCATCATCACACCCGCCTACCGAGAAATCGACCGCCGACTCTGGCGCGTCATCAACGCCTCGGGCATTCCGTCGCTGGTGCTCCAGGGCCACAGCGACCTGCCGCGCGTGCGCTCGGTGCTCATCGAGCAAGCGCTCCGCACGGAAGCCGAGCGCATCCTCCTTATCGATGCCGACACGGTGCCGACACTCGGCGTGCTCCAAGCGCTCGCCGACGCCGAGGGGGTCACGCCCGATTGCGCGGTGTGGGGCATGTACCCCCTGCGCGAGGGCGACCGCTGGAGCGTCAACCCGAAGGACCCCGTCGAGGCTGACCTCGCCATCCGGGAGGGACGGAGTTTCGAGCTCCTGACGGGCGGGCTCGGGCTCTGCGCCATCCACCGCGACAGCCTCGAGCGGCTCGGGTCGGAGCTGCCGACCATCGAGGAAGAAGACGGCCTGCGCTGGCGCCCGTTCTGCGTGCCGTTCGTGCGGCCCCCGTTCGGCAGCAAGCCGGCGACCTACTACGCCGACGACGGCTCGCTCTGCGTGCGGCTGCGCGAGAGCGGCACCGAACTCTGGTGCGACCCGCGCCTGCGCGCCGGGCACGTCGTCGAGTCGGTGCTCACGGCGCTTCGGGGTTGAGCCCCGGGAAAGCTTTCACATGGCCAACGCCAAGCGCCGCCGCAACCAAGCCACGACCGACGACGACTTCGACATCCTGCTGAGCGACGCGCTCGGTCTGATGCTCGCCCCGGGCCACATCGCGACCGGGGACTCCTGGCACTTCCGCGTCGACGGCAACGGTGCCGATGCGCGGCTCATCATCACGCGCTCACGCGCGAGCGTGACCATTCCCGATCCGGAGTCGTGAGGCTCACGGCTCTTCGGGATTGAAGGCGGGGCAGTCGAGCCGGCTGCAGACGCTTGCGAGCGACGCCTCGTCGATGACGTCGCGCCGCCCCTTCTGCCCCGAGAGCACGCCGTCGCTCTCGACGTGGTCGCCGCCGAGCGCATGCCCGAGCTCGTGGAACGTGGCGCTCGTGCGCTGAGCGCTGCCGCAGCGCACGTTAATCTCGACACGGTCGCGCTCGTCGCTCGTCCAGCCCGGCGCCTGCGAGCCGTCGGGGCGCACGATGCTCGCCACGATGGTAACGGGCACGCCCGCGTCACTCACCTCGATGGTGCAGCCCGTCGCCGCCGACCAGCGCGCGGCAGCCGCATCGACGTCGGAGAGCAACGCCTCGTCGGGGCTGAACGCCACGTGGCAGCTCGGCGGTGAATAGATCGCTCGCTCTGGCGGCGGTTCTGGCGGCGGTTCTTCCGGGGGAGGGGGGGGACCACCGGTCGAGCACGCCAGAGTGCACGCCAGAGCGAGCGGAAGACTGAGTAGCAGGCCGATGGCGCAGGAGGGAAGCACAATCGGAGTGGACGGCCAGAGCAGCGCCATCCTTTAGCTTTTCACGTGCAACACGTCGGTGCAACACGCCCACTTCGGCACAGCGCCCCACAATAGGCCACTCCCAGCCGGGCATTGTCTCGGCGAAGGGAGTGGAGAAGATTTGTGCCCCCGTCGGCCGCGCCGAGGGCCAGCGCTTCGGGGCGGTTACAGCACCCCAGCCTGACAACGATTACCCGATCGTCGCCCTCGGGCCTGGCTGACCCCAGGCGGCTTGCCCCAGCGAAGGGACCCGAACATTGCGTCCCGGACAGCCTGACGCCGGCGGGGTGATTCGTCAACTTTGACCACTGCACGCCTGTGCGGTATTCTGCCGCATGCTGCGCGAGATTGCGGCGGGGACGCTGCTGGGCCTTTTGCTCTTCTGCCTCTCGCAGGCGGCGTGCGCCGGTCTGCCGCCGGTCGTGCGCTGCAAGCTCGATGCGCTGAAGGTCCTGCCCGAGGACGAGAACATGATCACGGTGGGCGACGCACTCGACGTCTATCGGCGCGTGCGGGCCTGCCACCACCTCGAGGCTGATGGCGGGCCATGACCGACGAGCGCAAGCCTCCGCCGCGCTTCCGTCGGCCGAGTGAGCTCAGCGACGACGAGATCGTGGAGATCCCGCCGGCGGGTGTCAGCGGGCGCTACCTGCCGCCGCGTCCGAACGAGCCCTTCCAGAAGCTCGCGCAGACTCCGGCGGAGCTCGTGCGCGAGGTGCGCGACACGCAGCGCAAGATGGCGCTGCAGCTCGACGGCTTCGGGCAGGCGATGAACCGCCGCTTCGACATCTTCCACGAGGAGCTGGCGATGCTGCGTCAGACGGTGACGGAGAGCCACGCGCCGCGCCTCGAGAAGGTGGAGGCGACGCTCGGGCAGAAGGCAGCGAAGGGCGGCGGCATCGTGGCTATCGTGCTGCTCGCCGCGCCGATGCTGGCCGACGCGGTTCCCAAGTACCGCTGGCTGTTCGAGGCGATCGCGGGGGCACTGCAGTGAGCTTCCGCCTCGGCCCGAAGAGCGAGCAGAACCTGGTCGGCGTTGACTCTCGCCTCGTTGGGGTCGTGCGCCGCGCCATCCTCATTACCGATATCGACTTCATGGTGCACGACGGGCTGCGCACGCTCGAAGAGCAGAAGCGGCTGGTGGCGACGGGGGCGAGCCGCACGCTCGACAGCCTGCACCTCGTGGGCAAGGCGGTCGACCTCGTGCCGTGGGTGAACGGCAAGCTGCGATGGGAGATGCCGCTCTGCAACGAGGTCGCGCGCGCGGTGCGGGAAGCGGCGGGGCACGAGGGCGTGCGGCTCATCTGGGGCCGGGTCTGGGACACGGAGCTCTTCGACCTCGACCCGGACGACTTCGACGGAGAGCGCGACCTCTACGTGCAGCGCTACCAGCGCATCTACGGCAGCAAGAGGCGCCCGCTCGACGATGGCCCCCACTTCCAGGATGCCGAAGCATGAGCATCTGGCCGCTCGTGTTCAAGGGCGTGGACTTCCTGCTCGACCGCGCCATCCGTCTCGACCGCTACCTCGACGAGAAGAAGGCGCGCAAGAAGCGCGGGCTTTCGTTCAAGGACGTCCAGCACCAGCAGAGCCAGATTGCCGCTGCGACCCGGTCGCGGGCGCCCACAGTCGTTCTGCGTCGTCCGCCGAACGGATGACGTGAACGGTGAGGCCCGCGCGCTGCGCCTTCCTCATGCAGTCGAGGGTGCCTGGGCCCCCGCGGGGGAACGCGATCACCTCGGCTTCGAGTAGGACGCCGTGCGCGACCATCTCCCCGTTCCTGGCAGGGGCCGCCTTCTTGCGGAGGGGGCCGCGCCAGTCGGCGATGTGCCGCTTGTACCGGACACCGGCAAGGATGGCCCACGCGCGGGCGAAGGCGTCGACCCCCGTCGGGCAGTCTCCGAGGATGAGGAACTCGGGCTTGGCGAGGTAGAACGTGAAGTTGACGAGCTCACACAGCGAGTAGACGCTCTCGCGCGAGCCCGTGACGACGAAGACGCGGCTCACCAGTCCCCCGGGGGGATGCGCCGCTCGAGCGCCCAGCGCGTCCAGAAGAGCAGGACAGCGTCCTGCACGACGCTGTCCACGGTGCGCTTCTCGGCCGCGGCTATTCGCCCGATTCGAGCGCTGAGCTCGGGGGACAGCAGAGCACCTCCCACACCAGGAGCACGAGCTCCCGCGCTTTCGCCGGGGTGAGCTCCCGCGCCGGGGAGCGCAGCACGCGCCAGCCCTGGCGTAGCGCCTCGTTGAACTTGTCGCTGTCGCTCCGCTGCCCCGCGTACGTCCGGTGGTAGTGGCCCTCGACTTCGATCGCCAGCCTCTGGCTCGGGAAGGCAAAGTCGAACTTCCACCTGCGCGCCTTGTCGAACTGGAACTCCCGGGTCAAGTCCCAGCCCGGTAGGGGCTGCGCGTCGAGAGCGGCCGCGAGACACTCTTCAGCCTTGCTTCTGGGCATGGGGGAGAATGATCTCGAAGGCGACGCCATAGCCGACGTGGATGCGCTCGACCCCGCCGTGGGGGCCATCGACCGTGATGAAGAGCCCGATGCTCGCCCCCTTGGGGATGACGAGCCCCTCCCGCTCGATGGCTCGTATCAGGTCCTCTGTCGAGAGGGACCCGACGAGCTTCTCCTCCTTCGTGACCTTCACGCGCCCCCCAGTGCCTGCCAGGCCTCATCCGCGTCCCAGTCTTCGGCATGCAGGTCGTCGCCCTTGTGCCAGAGGTCGAGCGCCGCGCCGAACCGCATCGCCGCGTTGCGCAGGGCGTCCCCGATGATCTCCTTCTCGCGCGCGCCCGGGTCCTCGTCCTGCACCTTCTTGACCTTCGCGTTGCCGTAGCCGAGCCGCGTCACGCCGCAGACCGTCAGCTTGATCCAGAGCCCGCCGCTGGCGTCGAACAGCGGCAGGCCCTTGGGGTCGACGGCCATCGGCTCCCACGTCCACTCGGGGTCTGCCTCGAGCAGCCTGTCGGTGAGCGCGGCGTGGCCGACGTAATCGAGGTGAATGATCTTCGGGTGGTGCCAGCCGCCGCACACGTTGCAGCTGCGCTTATCCTGCGGCGCGCAGTTGTTCTGGTCCTTTGTTCCCTTCGGGAGCTTGCTGATCTGATGCTTCTCGAACGGAGCGCGCAGCAGGGCGAGGCCCTTCAGCTTGGCCTTGACGGGCGGCATGAGCGCGACGGGGGCGGGCTTGGGCGCCGGCGCAGCAGCGGGCTGCCCAAAGGGAATGAACTCCGACTCGGTGACCTTGGGCGCCACGGCGGCCGCCTCTCGCTCCTTCACCCGCGCCGCCTCGAGGGGACCCGGGCCCTGCTTCGGCGCGAACCCGGGCGAGCCCCACGTGGGGAAGTCGGGGTGCTCGCTGTCGAACTCGGGCGCCGCCTTGCGCGGCTGGCGGGCGCGCTCGCTCTCACGCTCGTGCTCCTGCTCCTGCTGCTCGCGCGCGGCGCGGTCGGCGTTGCGCTCTCGCTCGAGGCGGGCCTCATGCTCCTGGCGCATGAACTCGACGGCGCGCGGGTCGGTGCCGATGATGGGCTCCGCTCTGTGCGCCTCGGCGAGCGCGCTCTTGAACAGTTCGCCGTGAAGTTTCTCCGGGAGGTCCGCCTCCGGCATGGGCGTCGCGTTGCCCACGAACTCGGGCTCGCCCTGGGGCGGCGCCGCGGGCGCGCCGCGAGTGAGCAGCGCCTGGGCATCGATGGGCAGGTGGCTGTCGAGGGTCGTGAGCTTGAGCGACAGCACGAGCTGCTCCCAGTTGGCGCGCAGGGATTCCCACACCTTGCCCGAGCCGGTGGCGAGGTGCTCGGCGATGCCGGTGAGCGTCTTGTACTCGCCGATGAGCCCGGCCGCCTTGACGGGGCCGACGCCCGGCACGCCTGGCACGTTGTCGCCCTTGTCGCCCCAGAGCGCGAGGAAGAGCGGTATCTGCTCGGGGGTGACCTCCCACTTTTCCTTCACCTCGTCGGGGCCCCGGAAGTGCTCGGCGCGCTCGCCGTGCTTCGGGACGAGCTGCAGCACGTTGTCGGTCACGCACTGGGCGAGGTCCTTGTCGGCCCCGACGAGCCACACCTCGGGCCAGCTCTCGCCGTAGATGCGCGCGAGGGTTGCGACGACATCGTCGCCCTCGGCGCCCTCGACGCGAGCCATCGGGTAGCCGCGCTCCTTGAGCCGCGTGTAGAGCAAGCGCTTCTGGTAGACCTCGGTCGTCTCGGGCTCGGTGCGATTCGCCTTGTAGGCGGGGAAGAGCTCCGCCCTCTTGTAGGGTGGAGCATCGAGGCAGAGCACGACGTGGGCGACGCGCTCCTCGACGCGGATGATCTCCTTCAGAGCGTTCTCTGCGCCGGCGTTGGGGTTGGCTTCGAAGTTGCGCTTGAAGAGGCAGCCGACGTCGACGAGGGCAATGGCGTTGCCGTGACCGTTGGGGCTAGACATGGG